CTCACAAGATGCAAACGCTTTACAAATACTGAGAGATAAATATGGGTTCATTGATACCCCTCTCACTACTAATGATATGGATCACCCTACTGTTAAGACTCTTAAAAATGTAGTCGAAGGTATGGGTATCGGAGAGATAGCTAATGGCGTCTTTCGTATCATGGGTAAAGGTGTGAAGAAAATTAGACCTGGTAGAAATATAGGATCTGAAGTTGTAGATGATGCAGCTGAAGAAGGTGTACAGAAAGCTATAGCTAGATCAGAAAGCGTCCAACGGCAAAAGCTTGAGAAAGCAGAAGTTGAGATGTTTGAAACTCCTAATGAAATACGTGGAGCAAAGAATGATCCTATCACAGACTCATGGCAAGATGCACCAACTTCTATAGAAAAACCATATGATGTAAAACAATCACAAAAACGTACACGTAACGAATGGGGTGCTGAAGAAGGGTCACCTGGCTCAGTAACTACACCAGTTGAATTAGAACGTGTTGCACGTAACAGTGGTTATAGTGAAGAAGTAGTTACTAATATTTTCAGAGATCTAGTAAGTGATGTAAGGTTCAGAGCTGAGATGGCTGATGTAAAACTAGGCCGTAAAACCATGGTAGAAGTATGGGGTGATGCTATTGAACAATTACAACGTACTGGATTAGGTAGAGAAGCTGCTGATCAAACTCCTGGTGAATTCTTAGCTGAGTACTATTCAAGTTCTCACCGAATGTTCGCTGATAGTCCTGATGAAATGGTAGTATGGACTGCTAAAAATGTAGTAGCAGGTGATTTACTTAAAGGTTCTTTGGTAAAAGAGATACGTGATTTAGGTATAGCAGGTAGAGAATTAGCTGATATTGCTGATTTAGCTGATGTAGATGGACCAGCTAAAGCTTTATATGATAAGCTTATAACTGTTCTTACTGAAACTAAGAAGACTAGACTAGTGTTATCTGATGAATTCAGGAACTTAGGTGCTAGATCTAGTGATCCTACAGAAGTTGCAGAAGCTACATTGAAGCAGAAAGCATATGTAGATCAAAATCTAAGCAAACAAGTAGGTGAATCTATAGATGCACTTAGGACTGCTCTTCAAATAGCCGATGATTCTGTGTCTGATGACATGTTTAAAGCTATATTTGAGACAGTTTCAATGTCGAAAGAGCTACATAACCTAACTGACTTCGATAGTTTTATACGTAAAAAGCTTAAAGGTGGTTCATTTAAAGGCGGTCCTAAAGAAGCTGCTTTATGGATCAAGGAATTACAAGGTGTCATGGTTAATAGTATACTCAGCGGTCCTAAAACACCGATGAGAGCTATTCTTGGTACTGGTACTGCTACCTTTATGAGGCCAATGTCCACTGCTGCAGGTGCATTTCTGAGAGGAGATGCTATAACTATGCGAGCATCTCTAGCTTCTATGAATGCTATGAGAGAATCATTGCCTGAAGCTTGGAAACTATTTAAAACTAGACTTAATTCTTATTGGGCTGGTGATGTATCTACTGTTAAATCACGGTATTCTGAATACACTAAAGGTGATGAACAGTGGGATATGTTTGGCCATTGGATAGAGAATAGCGGTCAAGCTACTCTTGGTGATCAAGCTGCTTACTATGTAGCGAACCAAGCTAGACAGTTAAATGAAAGTAAGTACCTCACCTATTCAACTAAAATCATGGCTGCTACAGATGATACCTTTGGGTACGTCTTATCAAGGGCTAAGGCTCGTGAGAAAGCTATGAGAGAAGCATTGGAAGCTAATACAAAAGGAGACTTCACTGAGATAACACCTGAACTACTAAGAGATTCTGAGAATAGATTCCTATCTAAGATCATCGATGCAGATGGTAATATACTAGATGATGCTGTTGAGTTTGCTAAGAGAGAAGCTACACTTACTACAGATTTACAAGGATTCTCAAAAGGATTACAAAGTGCTTTTGAAGCAACACCTTGGGCAAAACCATTCTTCCTATTTGCTAGAACAGGTGTTAATGGTTTAACTCTTACAGCTAAACATACTCCAGGATTCAACTTCTTAGTAGATGAATTTAATGATATAGCAAGGGCTACAGCTGGTAATTTAGATGATGTAGCAAAATACGGAATTAATAGTGTAGAAGAACTAGCTAATGCTAAGGCATTGCAAACTGGTAGATTAGCTATCGGTGGTTCGGTCATATCTATGGCTGGTATGCACTTTATGAACGGTGGTTTAACAGGTAATGGTCCTACAGATAGACAGAAACGTCAGGTTTGGATGGACGCTGGGTATATACCTAGAAGCATTAAAATAGGAGACGTATGGGTAGGTTACGATGCGTTTGAACCATTCAACCAGATCCTCTCTGCGGTTGCCGATGTAGGCGATCACACAGAACTGATGGGTGAAGAATGGACGAAAGATAACTTCCAAAAACTATCCCTAGTACTAATGCAGGCAGCTACTAGTAAGTCTTATTTACAAGGATTACAGCAACTCGTCGATTTATTAGCTGGTGAACCAGGGCAGCAACAGAGAATAATAGGAGGATTAATGAATAACCAAGTACCAATGGCAGGTCTACGGAATGATGTTGGTAAGTTATTCACACCACATATGAAAGAGTTAAGTAAGAGTTGGACTGATGCCATAAGAAATAGAAACTTATGGGCAGAAGGATTATCCCCTGAACCACTCTCCATTAAATATGATCTCTTAAATGGTACGCCAATTAGAGAACATGACTTCCCTACTAGAATGTGGAATACGTTTATACCTGTTCCTCTTAATATGGACCAAAGTCCAGGAAGGCAATTACTCTTTGATAGTGGATTTGATATAAGAATGTCCACATACTATGCACCCGACGGTACAGATCTAACAGACTCACCTAGACTTAGATCTAAATTCCAGGAATACATAGGCCGCCAAAACCTTGAAATAAAACTGAATAAATTAGCTAGAGATCCACGTATTCAAGCATCACTGAACTTAATGAATGATGACAGAAGGAGAGGGTTGAGAGAAATCGATCCCATGAAAGCTTATCATCATAATCAATTAATCAAAAGATTATTCAAAGAAGCTAGGCAAGTAGCCTGGGCTCAAATGAAACAAGATAGTGAAGTTCAGCAACTGATCTTAGAAGAACGTAGACTCAAAGTACAAAACATAAGAAAACTAAAACAGTCTCAAGAAGTGAGTACTGTTCTACAACTTGCAAAATAACACAACATGGCAGTATACACTGACAATGGCGGTAGTGTAAATGGTTCTAATTTGGACTTTACCTACGGCTTTCCAACAATTAAATCAGATGGAACTGATGTCAAAGTTGCCTTAAATGGCCAGACTCAGGCTACAAATAAATACACTGTAACCACCACTTCACCCACCAAAATAACCTTTAACAGTACTGATGTAGATAGCACTCTACAAGAATCGTCAGGAGCACCTAAAAGTGGTGTTACTGTAAGGGTTTTTAGAGATACCTATGTTGATGCGGCTGAAGCAGTATACGCTGCTGGTTCATCTATACGTGCTGCAGACCTGAATAATAACCAAGAACAGGCCTTATTTGCACTACAGGAAGAGCAACAAATACAATTAAATACTGACCGTATAACAGATGGTGCTATTAACAGCACTAAAATATTAGACGATACCATTGTTAATGATGATATCAACTCAGCAGCAGATATAGTAGTCAGTAAATTAAAAGATGGTAATGCAAGAGAAGTACTTCAAACAGGTACTGACGGAGACACAGTTGAATGGACTCCTTCAGTAGACCTTTCTGGTACACTAGATGTTGCTGGAGCAGTAGATTTTGATACTACATTAAATGTAGATGGTGCTACTACCATTCAAGATGACTTAATTGTTAAATCAGATAATAAAGAATTTGCAGTACAAAACGCAGCCGGTGCTGATAAGTTTACAGTAGATACAGATAACGGTAATACTGTTATAGAAGGTACTGTAAGTATAAATGGTACAACAGGTTCGAATTCACTTATTGCTGTAGGCGGTGCAACATTTGCTAATGATGTCAATATTGCAGCAAATCTTAAAGTAGCAGCAGATAATAAAGAATTCGCAATTCAGAATAATTCGGGTGTCGATAAATTTACAGTAGATACTGATAACGGTAATACTGTTATATCGGGATCACTCACAACAGCTAGTATTACAGGTACTGCTGTTAAAACTACTGGTACATCAACTAGTAATACAGAAGTATATTCTGCTAAAAGAGCAGGTGAAATATTCTACGGAAAAGATTCAACTGAAGAGATTCAATCAGGTGAAACATGGTCAGCTGCTGATGATAAAGTAGCTACTACAGCTGCAATAGATGCACGTATTATTGACCTTGTAGATGATGTAGGTGGTTTTGTAGCTATAGCTAATGAAACTTCTTTCCCTAATGCTAACCCAGACGTTAATAATGGTGCAGGTACTATTGTCAGTGTTAAAACATTAGCTAGTAGCTTAACTTCTAATGGAAGTGGTGTAGCTACTATAGCAAATGGTAACGTAGCAAATAGTGCTACAGTTACAATTAATGGCTTAG